TCATAACGCATTAACCTCATCCACGTAATAAAGGTGTTCTCTGTCAGGAGAATACATGTAAAGATTGATCATCAACTCTTCAATAATACCACAACACAAATCACTGCTAACATTAAAGTCTTCTCTTAATATCTTACATAACTGAAGTGTAGTGATCCCGTCATAAACATAGTGTTTCAGTTCATGAAAAATATCTCGCGAAAACTCATCCAGACCACATGACTTTGTAGTGATCGCCATGTCATTTACTTTGTAATGGGTTTTTCGTTCTCTACGTTCCTCGATAACTTCAACCGAGACATTGATGACATTATTTTGTCCACAACAACTGCATTTATATTTAACAAACATCTCTCTCGATCAAATGTATGCATTTATTGTTTATTATAATACAGTACCCGGGGTGAAAGTATTAACTGAGTGGTAGATCTTATTCGAATCGATGTATGATATGTTCGATCACTTCACCACCATCATCGTATTCGTCGAGTGGGTCAACTTCACCTGCCTGATGATATACATATCTAACTTTTGGCTTTTTGTTTGGTAACTTAACAGTTTTTGAGTCCTTCACAAGCTCTTTTTTTATATTATCAACTACTTGATCATCGTCCTTAATAGAAACATGTCTATAATCACACTCCTGTTCACGCTCAGCTTTGAGTTGTTTTTTTAGCAGTTCGATCATTTCGATATTATCATCATACTTTCCAGGTTCATTAAATGAATTTTCTCTATTTCTAATACCATGACGATCATCACTTATTTGTGTAGAATTAGGATTATGAGGTCTTCTCTGTTTCTCAACTAAAATTTGTGTTAGAACATCTTCAAGTACGTCTTTACCATCATCACTGTTCAGATATTGTTCAATATTTCCTTTTATCAAGTCCATATTCCCACCAGGCTGATAATCTTTAGCAAACCTCTCAATAGCAATTATAATAGCTTCAGTACCATTTCGTGCAGCACCGTTCTCAATTAAAAAATCAATGAGTTTTAGTGTTCTATCCGGTAGTCTATATGACCTTGATGGTGTTACTTTCTTGTCCATGATATACATATGTATATACATATTAAAAATATATAAATATTATGGGATACACATGTTGTATCACATGAATATACGGAAGATCACGCAGGATAGTAGAGGATGTATGATCATGAGAATCCCTGCTTTTATTCGTGACCATTTGGGTTTAAAAAATGGGGATGAAGTGAGTATAGAATTTGATGGTGAAGTGATCGTAGTGAGACCAATTTCAAAGAAGGGTAGATGAAATGTCAGACGTGGTGTATAATGAGATCACGGTGGAAGATGTTCAAAGGGGCCAGCCACAAGAGATCATTGATAGAGCTAAAGAAACATTGGTGAAACATAAAGATATATTGGAAGTATGGGAGAAATTTGGGAGTGATGAGAAAAAGGGATATGTTCGAGTTATCAGGATGTTGGCAGGTGAAGGACCCAATAAGAAGAAGAATAATAAGAAGAAGGGTGTGGGTGAAAAGTATCAGATGACATTAAATTGTTAGATTGATATGATTGTGGGTTTGGGGAGAGGTTTAAGTGATCAGTGCTTTTCGCACGATTCTATTTGCCGTTGTAGTATGGTTGTGTTAGGTTAGTGCACATATTATAAGGAACAATACCGGTTCAAGTCCGGTCAACGGTTTGGCCTATATTAGGTCTAAAAAAAATGAAAGGAAAGGAGTACAGGAAATGAACCGAAACAGTAGCAATGATTGTAGAGGTACTGAGATCGAGGTTATACTTGATATAGATAAGTTACCTAACCGAATTGGTACAATGTCACCATCAGGTAAGCTGGAATTAAGTGACCAGGATGTACGGACGATCTTAACATGGGCCGAGAAGAAGATCGATACTGAATATCCGATCACTGTAGTGATACGCGGTTTTTGTCCACATTTTCTTCTGGTAAGATTACAGCATTTGATCGAAATGTATTCTGTTACTGGAAGTGTTACCAGGTACGATTTTGTACCGTTCTCGGGACCTCGTATAATTGTGTTCGATCATTCACAGGACCATGAGGTATTGGTATGAAAAAGTGTGTTCAGAGACCTAACTTGTACCGAAATCTCACATCTCTTCCAGAATACCATCAAAGAACTATTATTGCTCTTGCTGAAGAGTTGAGAAAAAATGAATCTTATCTCAAGGATAGAGAGAAGGAGATACAACAACAAGCACAGTTATTCTCTCAAAGGGTGGTGATGAGGAACGAGGTTGCAAACGAGGTTGAAAGTATTCGAAAATCACTTGAGTTCTATATTGAGAACAGTACAGGGACCAGAGATACTGAGGTTATCAAGAAGGTCATTGAAGAGGCTAAGAATGGATGTATGACAGAACATTGATTGAAAAGGAGATAATAAGATGAACACTGAAAATATGACAACTGAACAGAGATTAGAAGTTGCTGAACTTGTGGAACAGGGATTTGAGAAAGAAGATGCAATTGCTCAGGTTCTTAGAAAAGATGATAATGAACACTATACCCCCGCCATCCAAGATCTTGCTGCCCAAAGCGAAAAATCAGGTGACGAGGGATATGCTAGAAATGATGTTCAAACTCAAATAATTACCGATAAGGAATGTAGAGTATACCAACTACAGCCCAAACCGATAAAATATTCTGAGGAACAGGTGAGTACCATCACGAACACAGTTGCACGAGGTGCTGATGATAATGAACTTGCAATGTTTCTCCATATTTGCAGGACATATGGGTTGGACCCGTTCTTAAAAGAGATATTCTATTCATCTGAACTCAAATGCATAATGACGTCAAGGGACGGGTACCTTAAGATCGCACAGCGTGACCCTGAGTTTAGAGGTATCAAGTCGGCAGTAGTGCATGAGAATGATCAGTTTACCATGAATGTAGCTGAGAATCAGGTACAACATTCATTTGGAGTTAAGGACCGTGGTGAGATCGTGGGTGCATGGGCCGTAGTTGAACGCGAAGGAAGAATACCTGTACTCCAATTCGCACCATTTAATGAATATAAAAAGAACAGTTCTACCTGGAAAACATATCCTTCTGCTATGATCAGTAAATGTGCGGAAGCTTTGGCACTGAAACGCCAGTTTGGTATTTCTGGTCTAATGACACAGGAAGAGGTGGTTTGATAATGATCATTAATATCAAGCCAAACTCAACAATACTCCCTGGCCAAACATTAGAAGTAGAGGACTGGATCTGTGAGAAGAATGGTATTGATTTTAAGGAATGTATTGTTGACCATGAAACTGAGAAAGCTTACATGCTCAAGGTCGGTGATAGGACCGAGTGGGTACCCAAATCACAATGTCAAATAATCCAGCAGAAAAACAATGACCTTGGCCCTGGCCTTGGTCTTAGCAGCTACTCAGAATAATGGGTATGTGGTGATCGAGATGATATTACCTACACTATATACTCATAGTGGTGGAGTTCAGTATAAACTGAACTCCCAGAAAACAGTAGCTGAATTTAACGAGTTCGAGGACATGTATACTGGCTTGAAATTGGATCGAGATACACAATGGGTAAGCATTGATCCAAGTGAAAGGCCTGTTCAGTGGTACCAGGAACGATTCCCGCTCCTATACGTTCTTGACACTGAATTGAGAAGTGATCCTGAGATGTTAGGTGCAAGATTGGACCGAGTTCATATCATGAAAAAGGGGTCGAATAATAATAATAATAATAATAATAATAATAATAATAATAATAATAATAATAATAATAATAATAATGTGAATGTGTTGATCGCAGAGTATTCTTATAAAGTGGATATGAATGAAGTATCTACCCGGTACTTTGCAATTGCTGGTATGGGATGAGGTAAGGGGTGAAGGAATGAATGAGGATATTCTATCTTCAGCATTCAAGTATAAAGAACTTGGATGGGTAATACATCCACTCTCATCACCATACGATGATGGACCTGCACCTGGTAAAAGGCCGATATTATCAAATTGGGCTAATCTGGAAGTACCACCAACAGACTCTCAAATAAAAAAATGGTGGGATTGCAGTAACAATAATTCAAAACAGTATAATATTGGTGTAGTGTGTGGCAGAGTTAGTGGAATAACTGTTATTGATATAGATGATGATATTTTCCTGGATTATTTGATAGATGGAATTGATATATCTGACTGGCTCATCTCAAAACGTATTGAGAACAGGGGACATATCTTTTTCCAGCACGAAGATGATACTGAACTAATAAATCACGAATATTCTTACATCAAAATAGATATACGCAACGATAATACCAAAGGTGGTGGTGGGAATCTAGTATTACCACCCTCGATTCATTGTACAGGTGAACAATATCGTTGGAACCGCGAGATCATATCAAATGATGATATACCAAAAATGCCGGATATTTTCAAAAATAGATTAATTCACTTGATCTATGAAGAGAATAGGTTAAAGTCGGCCATAACGAAATGCAGAGCATGGGTAAAGGAATTTTTTGACCCGAAACGAACACCTGATATCCTGCATGGAGGTGATGGTCGAAGGTTGATGATAGCTCTTTGTGCAGAGCTAAAAGCAAACGGGTTCGATTCAAAAGATGATGGTGAATTCATCTCCAGATTAATATACAGGCACGATTTTGATCATAAGATCAGTTCTTATCAGTGGTCAAGGATCGAAGGATATCCATGGAGATCTGAGATGTTATGTACGGAATTTCCACAATATTGTAATGAGATCAATACAAGGGGAAAAGTACCTGAACCCATGCTTGTGAGTGAAACTGGTCAGGAAGAAATTGAAGAATACCCTGAACATGTGTTGGAATGGGCTAAACTATTACTCGAAAAGGGTGATGCGTTCAAGTTCATTGTTGATACATGGAATCAGTATCATGTGGGTGATAGGGTTATTGGGGAAGCTTGTGCATGTGCAGTAGCATCGACATATATGACCAATTCAAAAGGTCTTCATATAAAACCTTCAGGTGATTCTGGGAAAGGTAAATCTGATGGTGCTAAGAAGTTCTTACATCTTCTACCAGAGAATAAAATCTTATGTGGTTCACTATCAGCAAAGTCGATGTTCTATAATCCTGACCTTACCAAAGGTACGATCATCTATACAGACGATGTTCAATTGAATGATGATATGGTTGCTACCATTAAACAGTCTATAACTAACTTTCAAACTACAACAGAACATAATACTGTAAAAAAACAGGAATTTCAACAATATTCAATTCCACCCAGAATATCATGGTGGATGACATCAGTGCTTGGTTTTGATGATGATCAGATGGGGAACAGGTTTCTTGGAGTTGATGTTGACGCAACACCCGAGCAGGATGAGAGAGTATTTCAACACCAGGCACGAATGGAACGGTTAGGTATCACTGAAGATATAGTAAATGATGATGTGCTTGTATGCAGAGCAGTTTTTGATATACTTGGTTCAAATGAAGAATATAAGATAGTATTTCCATATACTAATTGTATCCGTTGGAATAACAAGGATAATCGTCGAAATTTTGGGATGTTCATGGACATTCTGAAATCTGTTACGTTCTATAATGTGAAACAACGTGAAAAGTTCCATGATGCATATTTAGCCACAGTCGATGATTTCAGAAGAGCTAAGAGTATCTATAAAGGATTAGCAGAAAGTAATGCGACCAACCTTACAGAAACTGAACTGAAGGTCATGCGATGGATGTCTGGTAAACATGAGGTTGATGCGAGACAGATAGCTGATCTGATAGGGAAAAGTGAGACCACTGCAAAGTATCTGATGCGAGGCCGAAATGGGGACGGTGGATTACTTTCAAAGGTCACTGGCCTTTTTTCACAAAATGTAACGATACAATCAAGTGATAGCAGGAGTACTAGAAAGACCGTATACTGTTATGATAATAGGTTGGGTCTTAACTCGTATGAAGATGTTGTCAATATAGATGTGGATTGTATCGAGAAAGAATATGATAATTTCAAAACTGAGTATGAACAGTTGGTTTCAGGTGGCTATCACACGCTATCACATGACCATCACATTAAATGTGATAGTGATAAATCAATAACAATAGATAGAATATATAATACAATTATATACACTATCACACAAAAACAGAAAATGTATAGTACGTGTGAGAATAGCCAATTTCAACATGACTATCACAATACTCTCTCTTATATTCCGGGAAAAATGTGCGAGTCGGAGCTTGGTAGCGAAAATGTATGTGATAGCGATGTGATAGTGTGTGATAGTGACCCACAAGACCTACCCAAAGATGATAAAACCGGTATCAATAGCAGCACAAATTTTGGTCATTCGCTATCACATCACTGTTCCAATACTGACTTTGACCAATCTTTAGGTTTAAATGATGGCGATCTCAAGCTCTTAGCTTACGATATGACCAGTTTTGTGAAGAAAAAGTACCCTAATTTTGTGATCGATGATATCAAGAAAGTTAATTTCGAGTTTTGCAGGAATTATCCTGGACATAGGCAGAGTTATGGGTATAATAATTGTTTGTGGGTAATGAAGAAATTGAACGAGGATGGGTGGTGGTGTAGGACATGACCAGAAAAGGTAGTGATCCACCTCGTGTATGGGTGCAGAAGGTCAAACAGCATGTTAGGTGCAATATATTCTCGTTCAGTGATATTCCAATTGAACTGAGACAAAGAGGTACTGTCCAGATGGCACATTATCGTGGGTATATTAAGAAAATTGGTAGGTGTAGGAACGGTTTGGTGTGGGAGATCAGAATATGAACAATTTTAAACCGATATCTAAACGCTGTTCTAGCTGTAATGTAGCCTTGTTCGTGATGACACCGGAACAGGACATTGTTACTTGCTCGAACTGTGAAACTGAGTTCATTGTTTCTAATACACTTAGTCGTGGTGTTAAGTTGGTTGAAAGAGAGGATGTATGAGTTTACAGAAAACTACAAAATGGAACTGGACAGGACAACGCCTGAAAGCTGCTAAATTGATGGCAAGCGGAACTATGACTCAGGAACAGATTGCAAATGAGTGTAGTGTCAACCGTGTAACCGTTACTAAATGGAACCAGGTACCTGAATTCAAGGAAAAGGTGGCCGAGCTCATACTGTTAGATGAACGTGCTACTAAGGCCGGTATTTTACGCAGGGCCCTGAAAACTCTTGAAAAGAAAAGTTTGGTTGCAAATGAAGATAGGAGTACAGAATTAGATTATCTCAAATTCATTGCAGATATGATGGGTCTTACCGATAATACTCCACAGGTTAACATTACTAATGCAGTTGGTATAGTAAATTCTCCAGAGATCCTCAAGAAAGCTAATGAACTGTCCCGCAAGATCAACCAAGTCTATGAAACCGAGAGTGATGAGAATGATAACTGATCAAATTCCTTGGACTGCAACACCTGCATTGTTCACTCAATACTGTACACAATTCAAATGGATCCCGGGTGAACATCTCTTGCTCTTATCAGATACACTTATCAAAGTGGCTCGTGGTGAAATTGGTCATTTAATGATCTCAATGCCACCAAGACATGGGAAATCGATGTTAACCTCTCAATATTTTCCTGCATGGTACCTTGGTCATTTCCCTAACAAACGGATAATATTAACTTCATATGAAGCCGATTTTGCTGCAGGATGGGGTCGGAAAGCTCGTAATGTATTAAGTGAATTCGGGCCTGAACTGTTCGGGATAAGTGTAGCATCAAGATCTTCTGCAGTCAATCGGTGGGACATTGAAGGTCACGTAGGTGGTATGTCTACAGCAGGTGTTGGTGGTGCTATTACCGGTAAAGGTGCTGATCTGCTCATAATCGATGATCCTCATAAGAATGCGGAAGAGGCTAACAGCAGGACATACAGGAACAAGGCAGTTGAATGGTATCGGTCCACTGCCTATACTCGTCTAGAACCCGGTGGTGCAGTGATCATTATCCAGACACGGTGGCACCAGGACGATCTATCTGGTAGATTATTACAAGAAGAGTCTGATAAATGGACTGTTATCAATTTACCTGCACTGGCAATGAAGAACGATCTACTTGACCGCAAATTAGGTACTGCTCTTTTCCCACAAAGATATTCAGTAGATGACCTGCTAGAAATCAAACAGACTTTAGGGTCATATTGGTGGAACGCATTATATCAACAACGCCCCCAGGCACTTGAAGGCGGTACATTTAAACGCGAATATTTCAGGTATGCTAAACTTGAAAATGGTATTTTCTCATTAAATGATACAAGGAAAGTTAAGTATAAGGATTGTAGAGTGTTCCAGACATGTGATCCTGCAGCATCCACTCGTACAACAGCGGATTATTTCGTATTATCTACCTGGGCCCAAACACCTGATAATGATCTAATACTCTTAGATGTTTTAAGGACTCGAATGGAGAGTCCGGATCAGATAAACTTATTCAAACAACAGTATACAAGATGGCAACCAGCATTCCAGGCAGTGGAATCTGTCGGACTTGGCAAGACACTTTATCAAATGCTTGTCAGGGAAGGTTTACCTATAAGGGAATTGAGAGCTGATAGAGATAAAATAACACGGGCATTACCAGCAGCTGCCCGTATGGAATCTGGTTCGATCTATTTTCTGCATGGTTCTTGGCTTACTGAATTTGAAGATGAACTGTTATCGTTTCCCACAGGTGCTCATGATGATCAAGTGGATACCTTATCCTACGCAGTACAGGTCATGGTAAAACAGCATATAGATAAGATCGATCTATCTACATTAATTCGAAAAACTAACAAGGTCAGGTGATACTTTTGAGATTAAGATTATATGCAACTATTGAAAAGAGAACAATGTCCATCCTTCACAGGATCATGGAAGAACGTGAGTGTAACCGCAGTGAAGCCATTGATTTTATAGCAAAATATTATCACGAGCGTATGCGTGAAAATCAAATGGATGAGGTTGCTGATAGAGTGGTTGAGAAATTGCAAAAGAAACATCAGCGGTTTGTTAAATAAAATATACACACACAAAGTTATCCACACACGTAACAGTGCAACATATTTCATCCATATTAGATATCTATTTATAATAAACGTTTAAATCTTTAATTAGGTAGTAAAGTTCTAATTAATTCTAATTCTAGCATCACTGAATTAGACCCCCAACCCCCATTTCTCCCAAATTAGTTAGAGCTTTGCTACTATATGTTCAGTGGTAGTAAAGCTCTAACTCTTCTCTATATTAATCAAACCATGTGATTACTATACTATCTAGAGCTTGTTTTAACCGAATTGTTAACCAATTCATTAAAGCACGCTTTCAAGCAGATGACAGATTTACTGCATTGCTTGAGTTACTAACCACAACATTTGGCTTTTTACCTTTGGCTTTTATTATATCAAACATCATTTTGATGTTATTTGGCTCATTTACAAATTTAATATTATTCTCAGATTTTTCCACCCTATAAAGAAATTGTTGTGCAAAGGAACGACTAATACTCTTGATGCCTTCAAAATCAATTACCAAATTTGTATTTTTATTGACAAGGGATATTTCATCAAAAAAAAGATCAGCAGAATCTCTTAACGATAAATGTATATTTATTTCATCTTTAATTTTTATTTTTTTAGTTTTATCTGAATTCATTTTATGCTCCCTTTTATTATGAAATATAATCATATAGATTTACTTTTTTTAGTGGATAAGGAATTCTTATTGATATCAAAGTACCATTAAACCTATATATTCCATTGATGTTATAAAACCTTTCGGAACCTTTCGATTTATACCATGCACCTTCTCTGGAAACTATTAAAAATTCTGCATTACACCCATTTACGTATAGATTTGTTGTAGTTGCAAGCCCATATCCTCTTTCCTGGCTTTTTGTAGATTTGCCTTGTATAGCCATCTCTATAGCAGCACAATCATTGTCGATATGTATCCCATGATTTTCAAAGCAGCATGGGATACTGATACCATCATCGAATATAGCAATGTCCACAAAGCCTTGTTTTTCATATCTTTGTGCCATTATATTTGCATTTTTGAAATGAGAATGTTGATATATATTATCTATAAGTTCACCCATCATGTAATTAAAAGCATCTTCTCCGCCATAATTGATTCCATTGTTATGATGCTTACGTAATTTTTCAATTTCTACTTCAGCCTCTAAATATTTTTGAGGTAAGTTAATTATTGGTATATATGTTGCACGCTCTGAATAATTGCTTTTATCGACAACTGCCATATATTTCTCTACATTTACTGGTGCGGGAACATATTTCATTCTCGGATTATCTTTTTTAAAATTAACTAGGGGAAGTAAACACGTCGGGTATAAAAACAAATATTCTGATAGATCAATTACTTTTGTTTTGTAAGCTTTATTACGAATTTTACAATATTCCATATATTGATTTAGTATTTCTAGATGCATTAAAACCACAAAGGACACTTTCTTTAAAGTTATTAAGCTTTCTTAATTTCTATTTATATTTAAACAGGTCCTTTGAAATGGCTACCAATACCTCATCATATTTTGAATTTTAAAATGTAAAGCATTGAATGCCACTGTTGCATAAACCATATATACTGGTTGTATACGCAGTTTCCTGTATGCAACATATTAAAAATTATCACTCACTCTATGAGTTGTTAGAAGATCCTTCCAAGATCAATGCTTTTGTGGGTGGTATAGTTCACTCTCATACTCGTAAATCCCCACTAAAGTACAGCAATATCAAGAACCTAGATATTTCACCTGAACTTCAATCGGATCTGAAGAAAAAGTATAATTTGTATCTGTTTGCTTTTTTGTTTTGTAGGGGACTGGAAATTGTAGTTGTACTGCTCCTAACAAAATTGGGGATAGAATATGTCATATAAGAAACCGGTTACTCTAACAGCATCTTCCGGGATAAAACGCAGGGACACCTCAACTTCGATTGGTGGATATTATGCGTTCGATACCAAGAACAGGTTCAGGTACTATCAACAACTTGCAACAGCAACACCCCATGTTTCTACCTCACTGAACAAACTAGGTTTATCTTTAGTTAAAGGCATGCAGTTCGATGGTACTGCTAAGAAATATGTTAAGGAGTTTGAGAAATGGAGCAGAAGTGTTAATTTCCTAGAACAGATACAGACACTTTCAAGGTTACTGTGCAGGGATGGTACTTATATCGCAATTCCTGAAGGAAATGCTGAAGCTGTTTCATTAAAGCCTCTGTATATGCCTGCAGTCACTATCTGGCCTGAAGGATTTAACCCAAAATCCAGTAAAAATGTTCTGTTAACTGCACCAGCTGATAAAATAAAAGTGAATGAAGGTGTTACTGGAAACCGAGTGCAAGAACAGGATATTAACTTAACTGACGTGATATATGGTACATATAATGCGTGGGATAGTGTTCAGAAAGATATCATGGACCGTGAAACGTGGGGATTGTATGGGACTTCACTCCTAGACCCTATAGAGTTAAGTATCCGAAACCTGTTGAACATCAATTCCGGGTATGTCTCTTTTGTTAAAAAGTATGGGAATAGCCGATACTTAATAAACTTTCAATTATTGGAAAAATTGGTTGAACAGAATCTTATCAGTATGGAAGATGCTCAAAACGCCATTGATACCTGGCTTGAGGATTACCAATACTTGTCAGAGAATGAAGATATTGCTGCAGTGGGTTTAAATGTAATACCAATTGATTCTAACGGTTCACTTGATGTAATGAGCTTTAAGAGATCATTGGAAGCTGAGATCCAGTTAGGACTGTTCCAGACACCTTTGTCTATGGGTGATACCAAAGGGTCCACGTATGCTGCGGGATACGTTTCCGAGGCTGACAGGATGGTCGTGCTTGAAGGTCTGCAACACAGTATCCAGAACATTGTACAACAGTTCATTAACATGAGATTAGATATGAAGAACTGGCCTCTTGATTCAGTATGGTTGGAATTCGAAGAACTCAGTAGGCCACAAATGACTGGAAAAGATATACTGGACTGGTATAATGCAGAGATACTTTCAAAGGAACAGGTATTGGATTGGGCAGGATTTTCCCTTAATGGAAAGCAATAAAGAGACCTTCCACCAATATTATATACAGTTAACAAATGTGAACTACCACCCTATTCATAGGGTGGTAGTTCACTTTTGATAGCTAAAGAGTGCATTTCCCCCTCATATCCCTGTTGCATAAAAGTTATATAGCGGTTGTATACGTGCACTTCTTATAATGGTTTTAATTGAAGGCACTGCGTTTCCAATTGGTATGATCAATAAGAACGGGTGGGGTATTCCATCAAGTGAGATAGAGAATGCAGTTAAGTCTCTTCTAAGTTCGGTTGTCCGTGTATGTACTCGTGATTCTGAACATGGTTGTGATGTGACTGAAGATCCCAGGACCGAGATAGGTAGGGTGGTGGATGTATGGTCAACTGGAGATGAGATCCGGATACGAGCAGATATCACTGATACTTTAGCTCAACAGAAGATCCTTGAGGGTACCTGGGAACCCACATGGTCAGTTTATGGAAAAGCATTGTCAATAGAAGATGAGGGGTGGGTGAACGGTTATGAGAATCGGAGTGTGACCCTTGTTCGAAAACCTGCATGGGATGAAGCTAAGTTCAATATTGTTGCATCCAAGACCGAACCTGAACTCGAACCCAATCAACTGTTCTTTTCATCAAAATATACACCAATTCAAAGTCAAAGTACTGGAGTGGACTCTATGACCAAACAAACCGAAACTGAAACTGAATCTGAATCTGAAAATATTCAACCTAGAGTTGAAGAACTACAACGTCAACTCGGGGAGAAAGAGAGACAAATAACTGACCTTAAAGAGATCGAAGTATCGAACACTAAACTCCAATCCAGGGTCAATGAACTGGAAACTGTTCTCGCATCCTATGAAAAAGATAGAGCAACTTCAGTTCCCATGTCCAAGGTGAATGAACTGATCGAATCCAAATCAAATGAGATCGCTGCTGCAAGGATCCAGGACTATAAAGATGAACTAAGTCGTTCATTAGCTCTGGAAAAACTTACGGCTGCAAGACAAGAATTAAACCTGGACACTAAACCAGATGAATATCAGCATCTGAATGCAAGTGAATTAGAAAAGCTTGCAATGGAGTTTGAGGGTATTAAGGTCCATGCATCAAAGAATAATGTAATCCAGTATCCAGCGGATTCGAACCAAACTGCAACGACAGTAGGTAGATTTGATTCTGTGAAAAAGGAGTGGGTCTAATATGGTATATACAGGTATACAAAAACCAAACAATAGAATAATCGCTGCGGGTGTACCGCTGATTCAGGAACTGAACATTGAAACTGTGACTAATATGTATCCAGGTAGGTTAGTGAAAAAAGGTACTAATGATTCGGATATTGTTATAAACACGGCTGATGGGAAACCTATCGGGTGGTTAGGGTATGAACAGACCAATCCCGTATTTCGGCCAAAGGACCCCATATCTATCTATGGTGCTGAGGCACAGGTGGCTGTACTAAACGGTGGCGGGTTCTATATCAGAGCTATGTTAGCAGAGTCAGAGAATGTGGGTAAGGGAGATCCATTAGTTGCTGGTGATAATGGTGAACTGAAAGCTGCAGTATCACTTGCAGTAAAAGAGGGTACGGATACTGCAGATGAGGTTGAGGGTGCTACACCTGAACTCCAGGGTTCATTAGTACCTGGTGGACAGGTAATTGCGTATGCTGAAGAGTCAATAAATGCAACGAGTGGTGCTACTGAGATCATTGTAAGGAGTGTGATCTGAAATGGTTAATGCACTGGCAACATTCTCAAAAGAGATCGATATGAAACTCGTGGAACCGTTACGCAGAGTGCTTAAAGGGAGACGGTTAGTACATGTAACTGAACCTAAAGGTTTCGGGATAACTTCAGTGGATTGGGGTCAAATAATCGATCTAAGTGACGGGTTGGTATCGTATGCATTCACTGACACTAACATCGATTCAATTGATGTTACATTAACTAACTCCAAGGTTCCAGTTTATTGGAAGGATTATAAGATCGATCGCAGATTATACGAAGGTTATCTCACAAAGGGATTGGACGTTGATGCTTCAGCTGCTATCTTTGCAGCATATAAGGCAGCAAAAGCCGAAGATGAAGCTATTATCATGGGAGTTACTCGTGACGGTACAAATTATACACATGAAGGATTGTACCAGGGTGCTGATAATGATTATAATACGAGTAAGGATTTTGGTACATTCGGGAATGCTACCGATGCACTCTCTGGTGCCTATGCGTTATTAGATAATAGCGATATTCCAACGGATTCATTGAGTTTCAACCTTGTCATTGCACCAACTCAATATAGGGAACTGAGAGCAAGCAGGTCTACCAGTGGTATACGAGAATATAGTGATGTCGTGGATATGCTAAATGGTGGTGATGTTCTGGTCTCCAATGTCCTGAGTGCAGGTACCGGTTTCATTGCACCTACAGAAGCAGTAGGTGAACCTTACGTTGATTTCTATTTAACTAAAGATTTTGCTACTGAACACGGTACTGAATCGGAACATCCTGATACTGGCAACCTCTATGGTAGGGTCTATTCTGCGGGTATCCTGAGAATAAAACAACCTACTGCGATCTGTAAACTCTCAGATATCTGAATTGAGGTACTGCGAATGAAGGTCAAGGTACTTGTGGAGAACCTTTGTACTGATGCAGGTGGTACAGAGACTATTTACAAAAAACATGATATTTTCGAGATCGGTGGTAAAGAGAATATCAATAAACTTGGTAATTCCATAGAGGTCATTAATGAGTTGAGTGAAGAAACACAAAATATTGAGAATGGAGGTTCATCTGCAACAAACAGGAAGAGATCTTCACGTAAAGGAAAGTGAGGTTGGATATGCTATGTTCAGTTAATGAAGTAAAGGTGCTGGTAGACCCTAAGTCAATTGATGATACTGAAATTGAACATATCATATCCCATGCTTCAAACACAGTGCTCGCACAATCAAATGCGGGCCCGGATACTGAGAACTCGTACCTGAAACTCGCATGTGTTCACCGTTCAGTCTCACTAATACTTGAAAAAATGAAATATAATGGTGAACTTGCACAGCAGGTCAAGTTCGGGTCAGAAACACAACAGAACGATGTGGAAGTGCAGATACAGCAACATGAGAATACTGCACTTGAATATATTCGAAAATACTTGTACACGAAAACCAGAGTAATATCGGGTCGAGCTGGTGTTCGTACAGTTAATGGGAGATCAGTGTGAATGAGCATACATTCTATCAACTTGATCCATAAGTGCACTCTAATATGTAAGACCACAATTGGGCAGGATGAGTATGGGTCACCTGTATATACAGAAACAATGGTTGAAACTGAATGTAGGTTCATCAATGTTGGTATCAGGGATCCTGGGGATATTATGGATATGAGTAGTGGTAAAAGAGTTTATTCGGGGACCACTGTCATGCTTCCGCCAACCATCTCAGTAACTGAAGGAATGATCGTACGTGGTCAGGATACAGGCTATGAACGTGATTATCGAGTGATATCAATAAAACCTGTATATTACATGTTCAGGTCACAACTCCATCATTATGAATGTGAATTGGGGGTTGTTGAATGAACAATGAGCCTGTCACTCGTTCGGAGTGTACTGAGAATCAAAGATGTTTACGTGTTGAGATCCGTGATGCTATTAGAGCTGAAAAAGATGATAGAGAAAAGGAACTCAATGAGATCCGTGGATGGTTAGTGCGGATCGAAGGTCGTATCGATGGTATGAACTCGAAACTGACTGCTGTTATAATCGAGTTATTAGTAGGTATAATCTTGGTAGTACTTGTATTCATTCTTGGTGGAGTGTTCTGATGAAGATACAGTTCAAGGTTGATGGTTTCAAAGAACTGGGGAATAAATTCGAGGTATTGGGTGATGAAATGGTGAAAGAACTTGAGGATGCAGTAGATTCAGGTGCTGAGATCATTGTCAGGGAAGCTAAGATCAATTCAAGAAAAGGTGGTACTGAATTCCCACATGAACGGTCTGGTAATTTGCTAAACAGTATTCGTATTTTGGGGAGAAGTAGTGATACTAAAAATGGTATTGTTAGAGTTGATATCGGGTCAGATGTAGAGTATGCTCGCAGACTCGAGTTGGGGTTTGTTGGAATGGATAGTATAGGTAGACAATATAACCAAACTCCAAGAGCGTTCCTTAGACCCGCAATTGATGAGAATGGACCTGAGGTATCAAGACGTATAAATAAAGAAATGAAACGAAAGTTCAGGAGAATGAGATGAGTTCAACATCATCAATACACAGTTCTCTTCGCTTAATGCTTCTTGATAATCCACTAATAGATGAAATGGTGGATGAACGGATCTACCCACATAAATTACCACTCAATTGCGAATTACCTGCAATTTCAATTCATAGGATAAGTTATCCAATTCATCATATTACTAATACAGCCACTCCTCGTTACCAGGTATCGTGCTGGACACGTTCGTATTCTCAGGCCCAGGAACTCTCAGAAACTGTGATTGAGTGTTTGAACAGGTTCAAGGGTACAGCATCAGGTAATCCAATAAAACAAGTAGTGTACCTTGGTTCTGAGGACGTTTATGAAGATATGACCGAAATATTCCATGTTCCAATTGATTTTAAAGTGATTCATATGAGATGAGATGAAATGAGATGAGATGAGGTAACATAAATGGCACAAACTACAGTACAGAATAAAAACGCGATTCGGTTCGGGTCAGGTAAATTGGAGATCGGACCAAATATTAACAATCTAATTAATATCGGGGCAGTTAGAAACGCATTATTTCGAGAAGAGTGGGAGGATGTAGAAGTTAGGTCGGATAATGCGGGTGTTATCAAGGTGGGTATCAAGGAACATGTTGCATTCATTGAATGTGATATGATGGAAGTGAACCTTGAGACCATGAAAACAGTACGAGGTAATCTTGATACACTAACAACAGTTGCAGGTGAACCTACCAGTATAGAAGATGAGAGTCATGTACTTGAAAGCACTGATTTTGTGAGATTACAGTACAGGAACGGGGACGGTACTGAGGTTGGATCTATTGTAGTAAAAGACGAGAATGAAACCATACTTACACGGAACACTGATTATGTGCTAGCCATTGATTCTGTAGGTTATACCTGTATTGCCAGAATTGAGAATGGAGCTCTATCAAGTGGTGATGAGGTTAAGGTTAGCTACCAATACACTCCCACCAGTGCCATTACAATGACATCTGGAGGTAGGGTCACTATATCTGACAGGGTTATTCGGATAACTAACATCAATGAAAATGAGAAAGAGTTTCGCATTACACTCTATAAAGCCACAATTAATGAAGGAACTGAAATAGAATTTCCTGGAGATGACGATGATGATCCTGCAATGCCTAGATTGGTGATGAAAGGTATACTTGATACTACAAGAGATGTTGGTGACCAGTTGTTCGAGATATATGATGAACAGGGAGTTGAATGAATATGAGTTCAGATATTATCAGGGACTTTGATCACATAATACCACCAAAACGTCTTGCTAAGATCGGGGGTGAAGACGTGGACGTTTCAATATTCTCAACTCGTGCAACTCTGAAACTGATCGAGATGACGGATACTCCTGAAAAACTCGAACAGCTTGAGAACGGTCAGAATATTGATGGTTTTGTGGACGTGGTTGCAACTGCATGCCAGAGATCTAATCCTGTGATAACCAAGGATTGGTTACTGGATAATATCGATATGATAACTTTAATTGAATTTGCTAAATTCGTACTTGAACCAATTCTTAAAAAAATGGATGAGCTGGATCAAGTGGAGGATAAAACCGGAAAAAACTGAGATTATCCCTAGCTAACATTTTTTGTCAGGTGAGTATGATGTACAGTTGGGCTACACCCACTTATCTTCTTGACCAAACATCAGTGGATCAAATATTGTTCTATTATGAAAAGGGATTAAATTTTGTTGAATTGAGATCGAAATTGTGCTGGAACGTTCTTGGAGAAGCTATGCAACAAAGCAAGAAAGAAAATGGCAATAATGACAGGAATTCAGAGGAGCTTGGAATAGGGGATAAGGATACACCTGACATTAAACGATTCCATGCTTTGTATGGTGATAGGGTTAAGAGAGGTTAATTGAAGTGTCAGCAGGAATAGGTCAACTTGTAGTCTCTATAATAGGTGATACTCAGAAACTCAAGGAATCATTTCAAGAAGTAGGTGAACAGGCGAGTAACCTTGGATCTCAGTTCACTCGTGCTGGTGAGACTATGTCACGAGCAGGGTCGGCAATGACCAAAGGAATAACTGTACCACTTACTGCGATAGGTGGGAGCTTAATTGCACTTACCATGAAAACGTCAGAACTAGCTAATGAAATGGCGGATGCTGCTGAACGTGTCAATGTTTCTGCACAGTCATTCCATGCACTCGATTATGCATTAAGCAGAACTGGTATGGAGACAAGTGAGGTTGAAAGAGCTCTAAGACGTGTCAATGATACATTAGCAAGAGGTGTGAGTGGGACTGAAAGGACAATTGATGCTTTAGATAAGTTAGGTATCTCTCAAACTGAGATAGTTAATGGAAGTATTGGAACTGAAGATGCATTTATTCGTATACTCCAGTCATTACATGAAATGGACAATGAATATGAACGGGTTGCACTTGCACAGGAAGTG